TGCTCTCAGGAGATATTGAAAAAATGATTACATCTCTTGTTGAAAAAAGAATAGTAAAACAAAAAGTAAAAGGTGAAGCATTAGTACAGGTAGCAAGTTCTATGTCTAATGGATTGTGGGATTCAGGTTTTAAATTTGAGAAAGCCCAAACTAAAGATATTGAAAAATACTTGGGTACTAATAACTTACCATTCTACTATCCAGGAGAAAATGGTAATACATCTGCAATGAAAGTTGCTATAGCATTACAAGGAGACTTTAATAATCTTTTAAGACTTAATCATAATGATAAAGAACCTATTGGTACAAGAGAAAGATTAAATGAGATGATCAAGAATGATGAGTGGTTGAATAAAGGTAATAACCGTAAAGCAATCACTATGACAGCTGTAAGGATTCCAGTACAAGGATTAAACTCTATGGAGTTTATGGAAGTGTATGAATTCCTAGATCCAGCTGCAGGTAACATTATTATTCCTCCATCAGAAATAGTTGCTAAGTCAGGTGCTGATTATGACGTTGATAAGCTTACTACATTTATGCCTAATATAGATGCATTAGGTAATTATGTTGAGTCAAGTATGAATACTGAAGCTTTAGATAATAAAATTGCTGAGGCTAAAAAGAAAGGTGATAAAGCTGAGATAACAAGATTAATCAAGTTACAAAAAGCGGCTTTAGAAAATAAATTAATAGACTCAATCAAAGGTATTCTTGAATTACCAGATAACTATGCTACATTAGTAAGACCAAATGATACTTACTTGATGAAAGATACTGCAGATAAGTTAGTAGATTTATTACCTGAATACAGTAGATATAAAACTATTAGTCCAACAAATACATTAGAGGTAGGTTACAACTTACATAAACATGATGCAAACATGGTTGGTAAAGATGTATTAGGTATTATTGCTCTTGAAAATGCATTAAATCCATTATTTACATCATTAGGTGCTGCTCTTCCAAAAACATACAAAGGCTTAGTTAAAAATAAAAAAACTAAAAAGTATGAAGAAGATCCATCATTAGACTATGAGATGAGATTATTACTTAATCATAATAAAACAGATGATGGTGCAATCTCTTTATCAGGTATTAATACTGCTGATGGTAAAGATAAAATTGCAGATTTGCTTTCACATTTAATGAATGGATCTGTAGATGTTGAAAAAGATGCATGGATATTCTTCATCCAAGCTAATAAGGAAGTTGTACCAACATTATTAAACTTACTTAAAGCTGGTGTACCAACTGAAGAAGCAATATATTTTGTATCTCAACCATTAATAAAAGAGTATGCAAGTCAACAAAGATTGTATGATAGTACATATGCTGAACTTACTGGAAAAGAAACCGGTACTAATGAAAGTAAAAAATACAATGCTCTTCAAGCTACTTTAGCTAATACTGATATTAGTAAAGCTATAGATAGAGCAAATGAAGATAGAATAGCAAAAGGTCTTAAAGAAATAATTGCTGATCCTACAGATGAGTTTTATCACCCATTATCAAATGCAAACTATAAAGATGTTGCAATAGCTGCTACTGAAGATATTGATCAATTCACAATTTCTCAATTAAAAGATATTGTTGAGACTAATGATATGACTAGTCCAACTGCAGTTGCTGCTTTTTTACATTATCTTGAATTTGAAAAACAGATAAAAGGTATTGCTGATCTTAAAAGACAATCAAATCCAGATACTACAACATCTAAGACTATACAAGAGATATTACAAAAACGCTTAGGATTAGATGCTTTATCTGAGTCATCTAAAGTAGAGTCTGGGTTAGTTGATAAATTAAGAAATGAATCTGTTTTAGGAACATTCTTTGACAATACACTTACTCCTGATTTAGTTGAACCAATTTTTCCATTGACAGATGATAAAAGGGTATCAGAATATTTACTTAAGTATCTTAAAAATAATACAGTTCCTGCTAAATTTGGTGAAGGTGCTGATGGTATAACTAATTTTATTGCATCATTTAAGAATGCAATGGTTAATTTCATATACCAGAATAAACTAAACCAAATAATAAAAAATGGTGAATCTTTTCCAGGTATTCCAGAATCATTAAACACACTTGATTCTCAATCATTTGTAACTGATTTTATGAGTATGTTGAGTGAAAACACTCACTTAAAAGACTTATATTCTATACTTGAGCAAATAACAGATGTTCCTGTTAATATATTTGATCCTGTAACTAAAAAAATCAAAGGTCAACAATCTGTATTAACATTAAACAATAAACCTGTAGTAAAAGGAGCACTAGCTGATAGCTATCACCAAAACTTAATTGATCTTGCTGATGATAATGTAATCAAAGTGAAAGATCCAGTTAAGAATAAAGAGATATCAGACATGTTTAAAATATTACCTCTTATGTCTATTTTACAAAATGGAGTAGGTAATACTAAATATGGTCTTAGTTATGTTCTTCCTGATACTACATACTTTGAGATAGTAGAACCAGCATCAAGAAAATTTATACAAAATGGTATGACTACTGCTACATTTGATATGATAGCAGGTATGATGATTGCTAATGATCCTAATGTAAATAATTATATTGCAGGGCCAGTTGCAACAAGACCTACTCAAGAAGAAGCTCCAGTAAGTGAAACTCAAGATGTACCAGATGGACAAACAACTGAAGTAGTAGTAGAAGAAGAATTACAAGATAGATTAATAAGTATTAACCAATTTACTTTTACTATTAAACCTGATGGAAAAATATTCTATGCAAATGGTAATGAGTTGACTGATAAAACATCTATCAATAAAGTAAATATTAGAAAGGAATTACAAGATGGTACACTAAGAATGTCTAACTTTGACAAGTCTAATTATTATGTACTTTCAGATAATACAATACTAGGTTCTGGGACAACTAATTTAGCTAAAGAAACAATAGCTGATGCTGAAACTAAAAGAATAATACTAGATAGAGCTACAACTTATAAACCTAAATGTAACTGATAAATATTAATATTATGGCTTGCATACTTGTAATAAAAGAAGATATAAATAAAAGTATTGATGAGATACTAGGTGGATATAGAGACGCTACTCATTCATATAAAGAAGCACAAAGGCGGTCAAAAGAACTTAATGACCGCTGGAGTAATTTATCTAGAGTAGAAAAATATGGTGATGATAGAGCTAAAGTAGATATATCTGATGCTGTATTTGAAAAAGTAGCTAATGAAGCATTAATAGCTCAAGAAAGTTTAACTGATGAAGTTAATACTTTATTTGATACTGATATAGTAGAAGAGTTAACAACAGGTGTTAAGAATCCAGATGAAGTATTTGATGAGAATCCTGAGATAACTCCTACTGAAGAAGAGCAAGTTGAGGAAGAACATCCAATTCAAACTGCATATAAAAATGAATTAGCAAAAACTGGTGATAAACCTAAAGTAATTATTACTAGAAATACTAAAGCAATTTTAAATGATAATGGTTCATATGACTTAATTGATCCCAGTAACAATTCTGTGATGCAAAAAAATATGGATTTAGATACTATGCAAATAGTTGAGGCACCAATATCAATAAAACCATATGATGAGAAAATATTTGATAGCTTTGTAAGAGATACCTTATTACATCCATACACGGAAATAATGCTTGCAGAAAGAGGTACTGATATCAGTGATGTATTTGATGAATTAAATACTATCAGAACAGAAGATGAATTAAGTGAAGTAATGGCTAAAATATTAAAAAGTTTATGTTAAGTTGTCCTATTAAGACTAGTAAAGAATGGATTCAAGTACTAGAAAACGCCAATGGAAATGAAGTTGAAGCTCTAAAAGAGTGGAATAAGAGTTATTATTTAAATGAAAAATTAAATTATATACCAGAAGAACTTGAAGCTTTAAAACCTGAAGAGAGAAAGGATGATATATCTACTATGGTTGATAAAATCAGAGTATATCTTAGAAAGCAGTTATCTATACTTGAAAAGCAAAAGATACCAAATCAATCATATAAAGAGAAAAAGCAGAAAAACTTAATTGATGATTTTGAAGTATTAGATGGTATTGATTCTATCACTATGTTTATTACTGATACATATGATAAATCTCAATCAGTTGAAAAAAGAATGAATGCATTACTTAATAAAGCTGATGATGGTACACCTGACTTTAAAAAGAATTTGATTAAAGAGCTTACTGATATTAATAACTTTGTTAATGGTTATAGTATACTTGATGAAATAAGTAAAGATGATATCTATAATTATTTTTCTGCAGAATCTAATGTAGTACCTGAAGGTGCTACTATGTCAATAAAGAAAATGCTAACAGATGCTATCTCAACAAGAAAAGCTGTTAAAGAAAAATATATTCAATCTGGTATACCATTAATGGCATCTTTTTTACTTAACTATAGATCTTTAAATATTGATCAACAAGTTGAGGTTGAGGTTGAGGCTTTAAAGAAAAGATTAATTGCTGCAAAAAAATCTACTAAACCAAGTGAGAAAGAAATAAATAGATTAACTGAAAGAATACTTAAGTTTGAGTCATTTACTCTTACTCAACAGTCAATGGAAGACTTATTAAAGTTTGCTTCTGAAGATGAGGGTATGCTTGATTTTTGGTTTAGTCCATTAATATCTTCTAAAGATGCATCACTTGGGTTATTTGCAAGAGTTGTTAAAACTGAATTAGAAGGTGCTAGATTAAAAGATGATGAGATACTAGAAATTACTGGTAAAGAATTTGATAAATACAATGCAGCAACTGCAGCTAGTAGAGATAATCCAGCTAAGTTTAATGAAGGTATTTATGAAGAGATAATAACTAAAGGTAAAAATAAACAAGGTGAGCCAACTGTTACTAAGAGAATGGCTTTTGTACAAAAATACAGGATAGGTGATTATTATGCTGCTGAAAAAGCTGCTAGAACAGGTCCTGTATTAAGTGAAAATCCTACAAGAGCTGAATTACTTGCTAAAGCTGATCATGATGCTAACAAAAGAGCTATCATGAGTGAATGGTATAGTAAAAATGCTCAGAAAAAAAGTGATAAAGAAATAAATAAAATCATTGCAGAAAAACAACATCTTAAAGATGCAGGTGTACTTACTGATGAAGAGTATAATGATTGGTATAAATCTGTTTTAATTATTAAAAAAGACGGTACTAAAATCTACATGAAAGAATTCAGTGAACCATCAATTGATTATATCAATAGTAAATGGACTGATATGTATAATATGGATGGTACACCTAAAAATGCAAAAGGTGAATACCATAAGTATCTATTAGATCTATATCTTGATGCACAAGAAAAATTACCTGATGCTCAAAAGAAAGGATATGTATTACCCTCATTACATAAACAAGATAAAGAGAGGAGAGATATAAAAGGTTTATTAAAAGATAAATTTAAAGATGCTGTTTCTATAAGAGCTGATGATACTAGATTTGGTATTGCTGATATGTCAGAAGGTGATAAAAAATTCTTACCCGTTTATTATACACAGGACATGGATGCTGATGAAGTAAGTTTAGATTTAGTAAGATCTGTATTACTTTTTAGCTCAATGGCTAATAGATATGAAGCAATAAACAATATAGAACCTGAAATAAACTTATTTAAAACTATTATAGGTGATAGAGAAGTTGCTGAAACAAATTCTAAAGGTATAGCTAAACTTGATGCATTTGCTAATAAACTTGGTATTAAATCATTTATTAAAAAACAAGGAGAAACTTATTCAGCAAAACATGTTGATGCATTCATTGATATGATAATTTTTAATGAGACTCAAAAAGCTCAAGAACTATTTGGATTTTCTGCTGCAAAAATTACAAATGGTTTAATGGGTTATTCTGCTTTAACAAGTATTGCTGCAGATTTACTTAAAGGTGTAGCTAATAACTTACAAGGTAATATCCAATTAATCATTGAAGCTAACTCAGCTGAATTTTTCAGTAGAAAAGATTTAAGAATTGGTAAAACATATTATGCAAAAAATCTTGCAAACTTTTTAGGTGACTTTGGTAAAACAACACCACAATCATTAGTAGGTCAAATGATAAGACTATATGATCCTATGCAAGGTAACTTTAAAGATCAATATGGTAGAAATGTATCACCAAGTACATTTGCTAAGTTGATGAGAACAGATACATTATTCTTTAATCAGCACTTTGGTGAACATGAGATACAAGTATCAGGAATGTTTGCTTTAATGAATGCTACTAAAGTAATTGATAAAGCTTCAGGTGAAGAAATATCATTACTTGATGCATATACAAAATATGGTGTTAAAGATATTGATCAGTATACAGACTTTACAAATAATAAAAAACTTGATTTACAAAACAGGATACATGCTATAAGTAAGAAATTACATGGTGTATATAATGAATTTGATAAAGGTACGGCTCAAAGATACTCTGGTGGTAGATTACTATTAATGTATAGAAAACATTTAATACCAGGATATAAAAGAAGATGGGGTAAATTACAATCTGATCAAGAATTAGGTAGTGCAGTTGAAGGTTATTATATGACGTTTTATAACACTATGTTAAAAGATTTAGCTAAGATGAGATTAAATGTGATTAAAAATTGGGCAACGTATACACCTTTTGAAAAAGCACAGATAAAAAGAACAATGGCTGAAGCAGTAATAGTACTTGGTATAACAGCAATGCTATTACTTTTAACTAAAATGTTTGGTGGGGATGATGATGATGAAAATTCATATGCTTATAACTTCATGCTTTATGAGTTAACAAGAATGCAATCTGAGACTGCATCATACATATCTCCTCAAGATGCATATCGTACTGTTAAGTCTCCTACAGCTATGGTAAGTACACTTGAAAGAATGATCAAATTTACTGATCAGTTTTTATTAACATGGGATCCTGAAAAATTAAAATATCAAAGAGATGAAGGTGTGTGGAATAAAGGTGATAATAAATCTTGGGCATACTTTCTTAAACTAATTGGATTCTCTGGCTACAACTTTAATCCTGAAGCTGCAGTTAAATCATTTAAAGCAACAATAACAAAATAAATACAATGACAAGTAAAACAACAGGTGGAGCAGGTTCTTCATCAAAAGTATCAAGACCAGGTGTACATTCTAAGAATGGATCATCTAAGCTAAAAAGCTCAAAGCTTTACAAAAAAGCAAATCGTGGCCAAGGCAAATAGGAAAAAAAAAGGGAGAACCGTAGTGGCTCTCCCTTAATTATTTTATTTATATAACATTCCATTTACACAAGCATTGTATGCTTCTTCTGAGTAAGTATATACTGACTCACATTCAATTAGCTTATTTCTATCAGATTCTTTCATGTTCCATTCTCCCATTAACTGAGATTTACTTGATAAATCAGCACAATCACATGGATTAACATCAGCTTTATTATTTTTAAAAACATATACCATACATCCAATAAAAAAGATACCCGCTAGTGCAAGCATTATCTTTTCAGCTTGTTTTTTGATTTTTAAATCCATTTCCTCTTTAGTTGCCATGACTTCTCTTACTTTAAACTTTTAATATTTAACTCTTCTAAATCTGGTAAGTTTACTTTAAATAAACCTGTAAGTTTACTTTTATCATAACTCACTAAAGCATATTCACCATCACTTGATATACGCTTTACATAAACTGTCTTCTTGTTATATTTTGCTTTCATTCTATTGATACATTATATTCTGAAAAATACTCACGTAATTTGTCCCTTAATTCTTGTGCTATCTCAGCTTTTTCACCATCCTCACTATACTTGGCAATTGATCTCAAATGCTGATCCATATCCCATAGTATAAGCTTAAACTTATAACCATTAACTGCACTATCAAAGTCATCTGCCTCTTCAGGTAAATCAAATTTTAATATTGCCTCCATTACTTAATGAATTGTTTAAGATTTGGTTTAAAATAACCAGGTCCTTTAAGGATTTTACCATCTTCTCTTAATAATGGCTTACCATCTGAGTCTAGCTTACTCATATTAGAACTGTGGATCTCATCAAATACATCTTCTATAATATGTTGCATTCCGTGTTTCAATATGGTACCACACAAAATATAAAGTTGATCACCTAATGCATCAGCAATACCTATTAATCTTTGTTCAGCACTCTCTGTACCTTCTAAAGCTGCTTGAATATACTCATCATTCTCTTCAGCCATAAGTCTATGTCTCAATTGAACTTCATCATGACTGATTAATAATGGCTCAGTACCATTTATTTGTTGAAATCCTTCATGGAAATCTTTCACTTTGCTTAACTGTACTTTCATAATTTATTTTATTTAATATCTAGGTCCACAAATTAGTGGTTTTTTTGCTTTAGTTTTTTCAAGTATAGTTACTTGCACTTTTAAAGTTTTAACTTCATTTACTAATTCATTTATTTTTTGCATTAGTAAATCCATATTTTCTGGGCATGCAGATAATACATAATCTCCAGAAGTATCTTTATGTACTCTTCTTGTTTGGCTTACCTTTATCTTTTCTATTATAATTGTCTCCATAATTTTAATTTTTGTAAAGATAAAAAAAAGTGGATACATTTCTGTACCCACTTGATTGATATATTTGTTTAACTATACTCCCTTGGAGCAAGTGTTTTACAAGAAGAATTCACCACCGTGGTTATCTTCTTTAGTATCATCTAAATCAAAATCAAAATCATCAAGTACTTCAGTTACAGTAGGTTTAACCTCTTCCACTTCAACTATTGCTTCAAGTTTAGCATTATCTGCAGCTTTAAGTCCCTCAAAAACAATTTGATCAAAAGTTGGTACTATTGGTGCTTCAAATGTATTACCTGCTGGATCTTCATAGAATACAATATCTCTTTCAGCTTGTTCTCTATCTTCAGCAAGTTGAGTTAACTCTTCAATTTCTTCAGCTTTCTCAATCTCAGTAAGAATATTTAACTGATTTTCAGGCTCACCATAATTTAACTCTAATTCATCCATAGGAAGCAATACACCATCTTCAATAAAGTTGACTAAGTCAAACTCCATCGCAATAAACCAATGAAGTTTTCTCTGGTCATCCATCCAGTCTCTTGGATGTGCTTTCTTTAATGCATGAGTAACATGATTATAAAATGCCCATAATGAATTTATCTCACAGTTATAGTCATAACCAGGTTTATCCATCTGTTGTTTTACAATAGATATCTGCTCATTAGTAAGAATTTCATACTGAGCATATAACATACCTAATAACTCAGCTTGTTTTCTTTCAGTGATAGTAATCTTTTTCATTACATCTTTATCAGCTACAATTCTATCAAAGTGAACATCAGCATTACTGATTTGTTCAATAATTGCTTTTACAGTTTCAGTATCTGCAGATCCTAAATGTTTTCTACCCCATGAACCCATATCACCGGCAACTACACCATTCATACATATGAATACATAACCACCAATAGCACATTTAAATCTCATCAATTTATTGTAACTATTTGACCAGGCAAACATAAGACCTACTTCAGGATCTTTTGTATAATTTAAATAATATATACCTTGAGCAATAGAGCCATCTGAATTTGCTCTATACGTCTCTTTTTCTACACTAAAACCATGGAGAGCCAATTGCTCCATGGTATGATTAATAATAAACTCATGTGAAATCACTGTATATGATTCTGCATGTGTTGGTAATGCTACACTTGTTAAGTATTCTTTTGTACAATTTTGTGTTCTTACAGCCATTTTAAAATAATTTTAATTGATTAATATTTGGTTCTAGTTGATGCACCTCTTTATAGATTTTCTGTAGATAATACTTATTGTTTATCAAGTAATCATTAAAAGGCTTTTCTACAAAGTTAATAAATGGAGTTTGCATCCACTTACCACTCTCTACTTGTATTTGTCTACCATCATCTTTATTTTGCTTTACAATCTTGGAGCCTCTTTCAGATATATAATATCTAATAGTATTTTGTAATTCTGTTACACTATGAATGCCATCATTTATTTTCTCTTCAACAAATCCCCAGTTACCTTTTATCTTAACTCCCCCACAATAATCAAAGATATTTGTCTGAGTAAATAGATAATCTTCAGGTTTTATACCATGTACAAAATAATAATAGATTGCTTTTGGTATAATTAAAAAACTTTTATTCTTATGTAAGGCTAGATTATTAAACTCAAATCTACCTTTACACTTAGTTGCAGCATAATAGAACGTACCAGTCCCTTCTTTAAAAAGATAATGTGGATTCTCTTGCTTCATTTCATTATATCTATCTTCATCAACAAGTTTATAATCATGTATGGCTATGTAATTATTTACATCACCTATGATCATTTTACTATATGTATCATGCTCAAGCTGTAGATTAGTAATCTTCTCCCATCTCTCACATATCTCTAAATATTTTTCTTGATATTCTCTTGGAATAACAGTTTCTAGACCATCAGTATTCTGCATTAATGGAACAGCATTGGGAATCTCCTCAATGATCATCTCATATAGCATGCATAAACTTAACTGACCATTTATAGTAATCCTCATAGTAAACTCAGGATCATATAGAAAACTATTAGCATCATTACTTAACCCATAGGTTGAATTAAGAATAATCTTATATACATAATTTCTTACATCTTTCTTGCTTATTTTTTTTCTCTCATCAAAGAACCACTCATACAGCTCACAAAATTCTACTCTAGGTAAATGTGCTGGAGACCAACCGTTTCTAATTGCTAAATTAGGATAATAACTCACAACATCTGAAGTCATGATAACCATATCTTCATCAGATTTATAGATGCCACTTGTTCTAGCACCATGAATACCACCTAAACCAAAATCAGTCTTTACACCTTTATAGTTTATAGAATATTTAAAACCACCTTTTGTGTGTTCTGGATATACAACTATTTCATTAAACCTTGTTAATAGTTTCTGAAATGTAGCTGTATCAAATTTTACATAGTCAAGTATAATATCTTTTACTATAATACTTTCTCTTTTTGTTCTTAATTGTCTTAATTCATACTTTTTAATACCAGTCCTTTCACTTAAGAAATGTAAAAACAATTCTTTACTTATTCTTGGCTCAGATGCACTAAACAAAGAAATGTTATACTCTTCAGTTAATGTTTTTCTTAAAGCAATTTGATTTTTACTAAGCATCATTATGCGCTTAGTTGACTCTACATCATTCCAACAATAACCAACTATCATGTCAATCTGCTCAAATGTGGTCACTTTGGTAGTATGGTGTAATGGCATATCCTGGATACTTGGCCAATCCATACTATACTGTATCCATTTTAAACTTGATCTCTTAGCAGGATTATCCCAATGATTTAACTTAAATACATCAACTTGTCTGATGCTCATATTTTTCTCATAATAATCTAGAAACTCACCAGATCCTTGTTTATTAATTACATATTGAGCTTTACTATAAACCCATTCAGCAATTTCAGATCCACCCATGAAAGATAGACTACCAGCATTCTGAATAATATACTCAGTTATCTGACCATCAAATCCTAATCCATTATAAGATACATGCCATTCATTATATAGTATGTTTCTTTTTAAGAACTCTATATACTCATCCCAGTCATTCTGTAAATCATGCATTACAAATACATATCTTTCATCTGACTTTATGCTTTCAAAACAAGCTATAAAAGTATTTGACATTGTTTCATAATCCATAACCCAGTGGGTCTTAGTAATCTCTCCCATAATCAACATTCAGTTAAGCTGTTTCCCCTATTTAGTTAAAAGCACAGAGCATCACGGATGACACTCTGTGACTTATTAAATTATTTTGCAGCTACAACTGCTTTATCTAATGTAGTCTGAAAATCAAAATCTTTAGAGTTAATACCTAAGTAGTTAACCAAGTTTTTAATATCAGTTTTGTCATCCAAATAATACTCTTGAAATGTTTCACTAGAGATTCTCTCTTCTTTAACATTTCTACCATTTGATCTCATTGCTTGTGTACCCATTGGATCACCATTCTCATCTAGTTTAGGCAACATGTGTAAACTAGTCTTAGTTACTTTACCTATGATTACAAATAATCCAGATGTTAAATCATAGATACACTCTACATAAGGTGCATCATTAGATACTGGAATCATTCTAAAAGTACTGTGACCATTCCATTCAGAACTGATCAACGTCATTGTGTTTTCTCCTGTCATATTGTATTATTTAATTGTTCTACTAATACTGTTAATATTTCTTTTTCCATGTCTGGCTTAGTGCATAATTCACCTACTTCTTTTAATACTTCTTCATTTACTCCTAAAAGTTCAGAATATATATTAAAATACTTTTCAGGGAATAAAAAACTATCCATATACATGAAATTACTGCCATTTTTATCAAAATGATCTCTTATCTTACGCTTTATTGTTGGATTCATCTTACTATATCTACCGTTGATTAAATGCATCCAATCTGTTTCCATATCTGAAAAGTCAAAGGTATACAATACTTCAGCATCATTTAGTTTAATGTAATCACTCAGTCTGTTATGTTTCAGTAATATATTCTTTTCAAAATCAATATAATCTTGATCTGTTCTAGTATGAAATACTGTTACAAGTTTCATATCCTCGGGTGTTACATAGTCATTCCAGCCAAAATAAGTTTGGACTGGAGTGACACTTGAACCCTTTTTAATACCTAAGAGCGGATAAACAAATATCTTAGATTTTTGAAAATAATTTCTATAAAGCGCATTAATACTCATAATTTTACAATTTTACATTCCCGGTTGCTAATTCATATGGTAGTGTAAAGTCCTTATTGGTATAATGATAGTCTACAACTGTCAATATCTTTTTAAAGTCTTCTTCCCATACTTTTAATGTTTCATCTGATACTTGAAATGGATAGATTAAATTAGCTCTATCAATCACAATAAATGTAATCACAACCTTCCAATCAAGTTTGTCTGGTAAATCTTTAAGATATTTACCTAAACTCAATTGTTTATACATTACGGCTTGCACCCAATATTTGTAATATTGCACTGAGTCTGGAAAATCTTGTATAGCTTTACCAGTAGTTTTTAAATCATTAATAAATAAAGTCTTAGTATTATAGTCCATTACTACATTATCTAAAATACCTTTAAATCCAAATTTGTATTTACTTGAATTTATCTGTAAACCTTGTTCATTATAGATTGTTACATTTTCATCTTTATCATTATCAAGTTGCATTAAACTTCTTACAGTTGCATGTTGTCTTAATAACTCTACAGAGTCTTTTGCAGTGTCTAATGTAGTTTGATCTACAATAGTCTTACCTTGTTTTACTTTTAAAAATTCAAAGTATTGTGTATTCTGTTCAGTCACCATCTTTGCAATTCTGCTCTCATCTGTCTTTAAAGATTGATGAAGATTGATACCTAATAGCACACTAATTATGCTATCTGGAAAATCTGCTAATGTCAAATCTGTATCAGGTTGTGATTGATAAACCTTAAACACTTCATCTACCAACAATCTATTGTTATCTTTTGGTAGATTACTGGGTATTACAATAAACTCATTATCAAAATTCTTTGGTTCAAGTAGTAAACAGTGCACTACTTTCCCGGCTACTAAATGAGCATCAACTGAATCCTCTCTTTGATTCAATATATAATGTTTATAAAATGCTGCAGGAGAATACAACAGTTTATTTATGCTTGAGTAACTAAAATAAAAATCACTTTTATAAAATTGCTCTAATTCATCACTATAAGAAATACCCATCATTATTTGTTTTTGATTCTACAACTACATTATCAAAGTCAATCATCTCTTTTATAGATTCTTGAACTACTTCTTCAACTGTTTCTACCACTACTTCAACAGTTTCTTCTTCTACAGTTGCAACTACAGCTTCTTCTTCAAGAGATACTGTTTCTTCTACAACTTCTTCAATCTCAGGAGATTGTGGTGTAAAATCACCATGCAATGAATACTCATAGTTTAAATTCAAAACAGCCAACATCTCTTCAGTCATTGTAATTGTTTTAATCTTAAAATATGTTGATTCACCAGCATTAATGATTTTGTCTCCTAGTTTCTTTAGTATTATGTCAACACTTTCTTTAGTCAACTTACCATGTTTTTTCAATCTGTCAATTATTTCATCTATATCTAAATGAAAACAATTGCTTCTGATATCCATTAATGCAAGTAAAGATTTAAAATTCACATGACTTTTACTTCTTGAGTCTTGTATTCTATTATAATAGTTATTAAATAATAAACCTAAATATAAAATACTATCTTCAAATTGTGAATTAGCCATTATCTCCATTGCTAATGTATGATTATCTCTATCTGAGCTATCAAACATCTCACATAAACTTTCATACATGTTCTCTTCAATAGCTAATGCATCACTACCATTTAAATACTTTAGTAATTCAGATTCATCATATATTGGCCCAGTAAAGTTAAGCATGTCTTTATATGAACTAACATACTCATCACTAATATATTGCAATTTTTGAGATGAAAAACTTACACCTTCAGTTAATCTAAAAGGAATATGAACATCTTCTAATACACTTTTAGTATTATATTCAATAGCAATATATTCATTTTCATAGAACTCTAATGCAGTATTTACTTTATCTGCATAATAATTATCAATATAACCACCATCAACTGCACCTTGAAAAAACTCTTTAAACTTTTCAGTTTTTACATTATAATGCCAACGAGCTTCTGTATATTTTGCAGTAGTATTATCTGAAATAAATACTGCACTTGCATCTTCAATCTTTGTTGTAGCTTTTATTTTATAATCTTTTGTAAGATTTTTAAGCTTTACACGAGGTATATTTACACTTTTAGCAAAAAATAATTTATCACCTGTAGTTGGTTCATAACCTGTTGTTACAGGAAACAAGGTTCTTACACTGTTAAATGTAGCATATTGTAAATCAACTTCTGTATTATAGTCAAGTAAAGCTAAATCATGATTATCAAAGTAATCTGTATTACTAATTTCTAACTTTATAATTAATGTATTTTCCATATTTTTAAATTAAAAGCGGCTTTTTACACCGCTTTATGTTAATATCTATTTAACTGCCATTTTAATTACATTAGCATTCTGCATTAGTCTAGCAAACTTAGGTTTGTTACCTGCAAGAATCTCTTTTACCATGTAATATTTAAGGTCAGTTGTGAAAGCTTCACAATCTGTAGTCAATTTAACCAAACGGTTAATCATTGCATCACTAACTGCATGCTCAGATGCATGCTTTAATGAATAATTGATTAATCTGGTAGTAATTATACTACTAATATCAGCTCTAAAATCATCTCCAGTACCTACCGCACCATTTAATGCTCCTACTACATATGCTTCACTTGTATTAGTCATAATATCTTGAGGAGAAATAATCTTATCCATCTTGTTATTAATAAACATAGTAAACATACTAGAGAACTCACCACCTACAGAACCTTCACCAATCATTTGGATTAATGGTAACTGCTCTTCAAACTTTTCAATAGAACTGATAGCATTAAAGAAAGTAGTAATAGCTCTTGGATTAACTCTTTGAGTTACTACTTCTGGATTCATCAACATAAAATTGATACATCTACCATCAATGCCTACTTGTTCAGCCCACTTAGCCCATACATTGATATCAAATTTAATCTCAACTGAGATAAATCTAGTCTTTTGAGCAACATCTAATGCGGTTACATTATAATCACCATTGTCTGGATTAGAAGTTAATACAATATGCCAGTTCTTAGGCAATTTCCAAGAAATATATTCTTGCTGATCAATTAATTCCATTGTTGCTTGCATAAAGCGGTGCATTATGTTATCTCATAGGCTCTTTATCCTATGATTCTGTAGTTTCTTTTAGATTATATCTACAGTTCAGACTATATCATCACATATTTCTATGTGTTCTGCGCTCTTGGTATTTTACTGCCTGTTCTAGGCTCCATATACTAGTCGTTGCACCTTCCTTACATCCCTGTAAGGCTTGGCTCAGGATTGTCCATCTCTGGAGTTTCCCTGAGTTCACAGAATTTATTGCGGACCAGCCACTTTATGCTTTTTTCCATCTATAACCACCTGCTGTTAAGTCTTTAGATATTGCTCTATTAATATTAGAGATACTAAGTTCTTTACTTGCTTGTTTTATAGACTCCCATTTTTTGATAAAAATATTATCAGTAGTATATTGTAATACTGGTTCTAATCTATATTCTTTCAATCTATATAACATATTAATGTTATAAGTAAAAGACCATATAAATCCTCCTGCAGAAGATGTATTACCTTTACAAACTGCTTTTATACCATTAATACTTTTAGCATTAATAGATTTAGCAGCAGCTGTAAGAGATTCAAAACTTTCTAAATACTCACCTTTATCAAGTGAATACATATGTACTGCTTTAAGATTATGAGGTTTTAAACCATTTGCATAAGCTTTTTTCTTAGCATCACTTATCCTTTGTTTACATATATCATCTCTCACTAATGTTTGTGGATCTAGTATATGATTTATATAAGGAATAATTGTGTTAATATAATAAGCTTCTCTTTCAATTAAAATATCATCAGTGCATTCCTCTACAACATTAAAGTAAATTTCATTTTTACCATATTTATTATATAAGTTTTGCATTGTTCTATTATGATGTTTTAAATTTTCAAGAGACCACAAATGATGTTTTAACCTGTGACCAATATTACAAGAGCTACCAATGTACTCTTTATCATTAATTTTAATTTTATAGATTCCTACACACTTTAATGCTATCTTAAGTGTTTGCATGTTTAATTTTTCCATATCATAAAGATAATCAAATTATTCACACTAACACAATTAGACTGCATATTTTGTTAATCCGCACGTGTGTAATCATCTAAGATTAAGAAACCACCTTCACCTTTACCTTGTATCCACTCTGGAGCAGC